CAGCGGGCAATTACGCACTAAGTGGTCTCGGTTTACTGCCTTTTGTGCCTGGTGTTGCTTCGACTGTTTTGAAGAAAAGCAAGCCAGCAAAAGTTGATACATCTTATCGTGGTGCGCACCAAGTCACAGAGCCAGAGTTGGGCGCGGCAAGACTAGATGATATGACAGGTGGCGGTGAGGTTTTTCCAGATGATATTTATTCGTCAAACGGTTTGCGTTATTACGGCAATCCAAACAATAAATTTGATCGTGAAAGTTATGAAATTATACAAAAAGCAAGGGGCAACCCAGATATGGAAATAACCATATATAGGGCTGTGCCAAAAGGCGTTAAAGACATCAACCCAGGTGATTTTGTAACACCAAGTAAAACTTATGCTAAAGATCACGCCTTTTCTGGTTATGGGCCAATGGGTGATGAGGCTGGCGATATAATTTCTAAAAAAGTAAGGGTTAAAGATATTTATAGTCCAGGTAATGACTTAAATGAATTTGGGTATTTTCCAAATGCCAATTAAAAAAGTAAAAGGCGGTTGGAAATGGGGTAGCAAAGGCAAAACCCATAAAACCAAAGCGGCAGCGAAACGACAAGCAAAAGCAATTTATACAAGCGGTTATAAAAAGAAGAAATGATTAGAGATCTTATAAACCCTGTGTCAAAGATTTTAGACAAATTAGTTGTTGATAAAGATTTAAAAGTAAAACTAGAACATGAAATTAAAACAGAAATACAACGAGCCAATCTTGCTCAAATTGATGTCAACAAAGTTGAGGCACAGCATCGGTCTATTTTCGTGGCTGGTTGGCGACCTTTTATCGGATGGATTTGTGCGGTTGCAATGGCGTATCACTTTATTTTACAACCAATCATCATCTTTGCTTTGTCAGCCAATGGTGTTGATTATGATTTACCAGAATTTGATATGGGTTCGCTGATGACTGTGGTGCTTGGAATACTCGGTTTAGGTGGTCTTAGATCATTTGAAAAATATAAAGGAATTACAAAATAATATGGAATTAAACAGCTTAATTTTTTGGAACGTAGTGTTGAGTTTAGTGTATGCACCACTCATTTATGGTATCAGGGCTAATTTAGGAGAAATCAAAAGAATTGATATTTTGCTTTCAAAAACCAGAGAGGAAATTCCAAGAACTTATGTCACGAAATCTGATCTCAGAAATGACATGGATAAGATTTTTGCAAGATTGGACAAAATAGAGGACAAGATTGACAAAATAGTAGAAAACAATTAACGAGGAAAAACAATGGAACAAATAATAGAAATAATAACTGGAATCATAAGCTGTGCATCAATAGTTGCCGCAATTACTCCAAGTCAGCGCGATAATATTATCCTAGATAAGATCATGGCGTTTGTGAATTTATTGGCCGTTAATGTTGGAAACGCAAAAAATAAAGACTAATGAGCTGGGTTTATAACAGCGCAACAGGCACATGGGGAACAATGTCCGAGAATGGGGACTTTACACCTATACCTAGTGTTGTTGGCCCTTATTTTGGTGGTGATACAATTAACCTTCCACCAGGCGGCGATGATCAATCTTCATCTAACCCTATCGGTGGCACTCCTCCTTACGGTACCTTGTGGCCTGGCATCCCAGAAATGGGAGCTGGTATACCTGGCATTAATACCCCATCAAGGAAACTAGGACAAGCCAACAAACCAGGATCTCAAACTGTAACCAGTGGGCCACTAGAAGTCACCAAAGCACAAAAACGTGATGCTCGTATGGTGCGAAACGAGTTTGAATTAAAGCCTGGCGATATTTTTCATGACAGAAACACAGGCATTGTTTGGAAGATTAAAGAAACTGGCGTTGAGGCGTTGGGTAATTTTGCAGACTTGACTGATTGGGAAGTTGGGGATCGCTTATTTGAGGTGCAAAAAGGCGACTTTGATGGTGATGGTCTACAGGAGTATGACACTGTTTGGGTAAAGTATGATCCAGATAGTGATGATGATATATCCCCATGGGATCCTGTGGGTTCTGGCACCGGAACCGAAACACCAGACGCGCCACCCATAGACACGCCACCTATACCTCCTGTAGTAACACCTCCAGTAGTAACTCCTCCTGTAGTAACACCACCTATACCTCCTGTAGTGCCTCCTCCTATTATTCCACCTATTATTCCACCTATTATTCCACCTATTATTCCACCTATTATTCCACCTATTATTCCACCTATAGTGCCTCCTGTAGTGCCTCCTATAGTACCTCCTATAGTACCTCCGGTTGTACCCCCACCAGTTGTTCCTCCACCTGAAACACCACCTGTCAAACCTCCGGTAACACCACCCGTAGTACCCCCTATTGTTCCGCCTGTAGTGCCACCTATAATACCGCTGCCTCCAATTCCACCTGTTGTTCCTCCAGTAGTACCTCCAGTGGTTCCTCCTGTTGTTCCACCTACACCTACACCTACACCTACTCCGACACCGACACCTACACCTACACCTACTCCAACCCCTAGTCCTGTACCAGTACCTACTCCAACCCCTAGTCCTGTACCTACGCCTACACCTACACCTACACCGCCACCGCCACCACCGCCAACACCACCTGTTGTCCCACCAGTAGTACCACCTGTTGTCCCACCAGTAGTACCGCCAGTAGTACCACCTGTTGTCCCACCAGTAGTACCGCCAGTAGTTACTCCTCCGGTTGTTCCACCGGTTGTGCCACCAGTGGTAACTCCACCAGTAACTCCTCCTGTAGTAACACCACCTATAGTTCCACCTATAGTTCCACCTATAGTTCCACCTATAGTGCCACCTATAGTTCCACCTGTGGTAACTCCACCAGTAACTCCTCCTGTAGTAACACCACCAACACCTACTCCTAGTCCTGTACCTAGTCCAACTCCTAGTCCTACACCTGGAACCACTCCTAGTCCTACACCTGGAACCACTCCTAGTCCGACACCTGGTACAGACGGAACCGGAACAGACGGAACCGGAACAGACGGAACCGGAACAGACGGAACAGGAACAGATGGAACCGGCACTGGCGATGGAACCGGAGATGGAGATGGCACTACCACTCCACCATTAAACGGAGATGAAACCACTCCTTATCAAGATGTAGACTACACGCCTATTAATATTAGTTATCCTGGTTATATTCCTAGAGATTATATTGCGCCAGGTGTTAGTTATTCGCCTGAGAACCCTCAAGGTTATACGGCGTTTGACCAACCACCTTATGAGCCGTATGTTTACAACCCACCACCAGTACAGTCATATATGGATGGGCCACCATTGATTTATGAGCCGTTTAGCGCCTTACCACCTGTTTATGAGGCCATCAACTCATTGTCAAAAAAACCAAAAGGCTATCAACCACTGAGCCTTGGCAATATTCAATTTATTTTAAACAACATAGGAAAAAATTATGGCAACGGATAAAGATATTCTCGAATCCAATGAGGCTGAATTAATACTCGAATCAGAGGTTTTTAAAAAAGCAATAAAACACCTACATGATGAATATGTGCAAATGTGGATTAATTCCGAACCAAATGAAGATGGTTTTAGAGAGTTGGTTCATGGTGCTGTCAAAGTTATTCCTGAGATTGAAAAACACCTCAGAATCATTGTTGAAAAAGGCAAGATTACCAGGGCTAATTTGAACCGATTACGCAAAGTAATTTAACCTTTTATTGCTTTACAAATACCAAGGGGTTAAAATCGGTCTAATTATTCATTAATTTTTACCAAGGATAATAATATGACCAACACGGCAAAGCCATTGGATTTACAAACAAATATGGATGAGGCTGTAACCTCACTTGAACAATTTCTGGATCCTGTAGAGGACAAGCCAGAAGAGGCTCAAGCAGAATTACAAGCCGATGAAACTGTTGAAGAGGAAGTTGACCAGGAGGAAGAACTCCAAGCTGATGACCTTGAAGAAACAGAAGAAACTGAAACTCTTGACGATGAACAAGATGAGCTAGAGGAAGTTGATGAACCGCAAGTATACGCTGTTAAAATAAACGGCGAAGATGTTGAGGTTACCATCGATGAACTTCAAAACTCGTATTCAAGACAAGCTGATTACACTCGTAAGACTCAAGAACTCGCACAACAGCGAAAGGCTGTAGAACAACAACAAAGCGAGGTTGCAAAAAACGAGACGATCTATAAGGAACTATTGCCCAAAATGGAATCCGCTCTAAAAGAGGGATTGGGTGATGAACCGGATTGGGACAACCTTTATTCTAGTGATCCTATTGGATACGTTCGAGAACGCGATTTATGGAATGAGAAACAACAGAAATTGCAAGCGGTTCAGGGTGAACAGCAACGCCTTCAAGAAGAGGCTAATGCTAAACACGCTGAACAAGTATCTGCTTATATGCAGTACGGAGACGAGCAATTACTAAAAAATCATGTTCCTGAGTGGAAGGATAAATCCATCGCACAAAAAGAAAAATTGGCGATTCGAGAACACGCGATAAATGATTTGGGATTTACAGCAGAGGAAATCAACCAAGTGTATGATTACCGATTGTTGTTAGGGTTAAGAAATAGCTGGATGCAAAATAAAACGCAAAAAGCTGTGAAGAAAAAACCTACCCAAAAGGCATCCGCTAGAAACAGAGTTGGAAAACCTGGTTCAGTCACTAGGAAAAACAGTAGCACTTCTTTAAAAAGGTCGAAAAAGCGCTTGGCTAAAACTGGGGCTATCTCAGATGCAGCTAAAGTGTTTGAACAATTAATTTAACCTTTTAATTTCTGGTTTATCCAGAAAGGAGTCAAAAAATGGCGCAAGTAACAAACGCTTTTGACACTTATGAGGCTACATCTGATAGAGAACAGTTATCAAATATTATTTATAACATTTCTCCACAGACCACGCCTTTTATGAGTGCCATTGGCAAAAACTCAGTAAAAAACGTCACATTTGATTGGCAAACAGAAACACTACCAAGTGCATCTGGAACAGGTGAGATAGAAGGCTTTGAAATTTCAAGAGCCGCCACTACCGCAACTGTTCGTGAGTCAAATGTAGCTATGATTCAATCTAGGAATAGCACCGTCACCGGATCGCAACAAGCGAGTGATCCAGCGGGTGTAAAATCTCAGATTGCTCACTTCATGGCTTTAAATGCTAAAGCCCTAAAGAGAGACATGGAAACGGCGTTGACTGGTAACTACGCAAAAGTAGCTGGTTCTGCATCAGCAGCAAGGCAAACCCGATCTTTTGAGTCTTGGATTACATCCAACGACTCAAGAGGCTCTGGTGGAGCTGACGGAAGCGCATCAGCAGCAGCTACAGATGGAACTCAGCGTGATCTCACAGAGGCACTGCTAAAAACAGTCTTACAGACTGGATTTGGAAATGGTGCTGAAATGAGCATGGCGATTTGTGGCCCTTATAACAAAACTGTTATATCTGGGTTCACTGGTCGATCCAACGTTAGACAAGTCATTGAAACAGATACCGTAGAGGCATCTATTTCTTTGTACGCATCTGATTTTGGTGAGCTAAGAATCGTTCCTGATAACTTTAGTAGAGAACGATCTCTGCTCTTAGTTGATCCCAACTATGCAGCAGTGTCATATCTCAGAGACTTTGAATCTGTGGATATTTCTACTATTGGTGACGCGATTACCAAAATGCTAGTCGTTGAATACGGACTACAAATGAGCAACGAAGCTGCTCATGGAATAGTCGCTGATTTAAACACTAGCTAATGTAGTGATGAGAGGGGTTGAAATGATATATACCCCTCTCAATTTTTTAAGATGACAATAAAACGAACAACACTTGATTTGACTAAAACGCTCAAATCAGAATTTATAACCCAGGATGATAAAACCATTTATCACACAGCTCAGAATGTACGCCCTGTGATAGAACACGCCAGAGCATTAAGAGAATTAGAACCAGGCAAAACCTTTAGACACGCGGCTGAAATACCCAAGGTGATTTGGAATAAAGCCTTAAGAGAAGGTTGGCACAATGACAAGAAAGCCTGGAAAAAATGGTTGAATGATCCTGATAATAGAGCCTTTAGGATTTGGCAAGGAAGAATATGACTTATAGTGAATTAAAAACGGCAGTTGCCAATTATTTAAACCGATCCGATCTGGATTCTATGATGGACACTTTTATCCAACAAACCGAGGCAGAGCTGAATCGAAAGCTCAGAACCAAAGACATGATTAAACGAGCAACGGCTACCGCTGATGCTCAATATTTAACGCTACCGACAGACTGGTTAGAGGCAATTAATGTAGAAATTACATCCGGTACTTTTACACCGCTTTTTCAACAATCCATCGAGAGCCTTGATACTTACAGGAAAGCCAATGACAACAGAACAGGCAAGCCGGTTTATTTTGCGCTGGTTGATGACACCATGGAATTATGCCCTACCCCTGATGGCTCTTATACGTTACAATTAACCTACTATTCTAAGATCGATGGACTGAGCAGTAGTAATACTTCAAACTTTGTCTCAACAACCTACCCTGATGTCTATTTATACGGCTGTTTAAGAACAGCATCGATATATCTTATGGAAGATGATCGCGCGGCTGGTTTTACCAACCTATTCGACAAGACATTAGAGGAAATGAGAATGGAACAACAACGAGCCGCCTTTGGCAAAGGATCATTGATCCCCAGGCGAAGGACTTACGGCAGAACCCAAAAACAGGTTGTTTATTGGGGCAATAATTAATATTAATTAGAGGATTTTACTATGGCGGGCTTTAGCGATTATTTAGAAGATAAAGTATTAAACCATGTGTTCGGCGGCACCGCTTACACTGCGCCTAGCACTCTTTATGTGGCTTTATTTACAGCCGCACCATCTGATTCAGGTGGTGGAACAGAGTGTTCTGGTGGTTCTTATGCCAGGAAGAGTATGGCTGCAATGACAGTCTCAGGCGACAGTCCAACACAGGCAACCAATGGCGCAGCCGTTGAGTTTGTCACGGCAACTGGATCTTGGGGTACAGTGACTCATTGTGGAGTCTTTGACGCAGTATCAAGTGGCAATCTACTTGGTTGGGCGGCACTAACCGCATCCAAAGCAGTCGCATCAGGTGATGTATTTCGTTTTGACGCGGGTGACCTTGATATAACCTTGGCGTAATAACATGGCCTCCATTGGCTATGGTCAGTATAACTATTCTAAGGGTGCTTTTGGCAACCCTC